TACATCAAGCTATCGCTCTGATCAAGCCAGAACTGCTTGTCTAGGTATTTGTCTTCTGAGCGGCCAAGAGGCTGCATCACCCAAGCGATTGTAGCCTTTCGTAGGCGATCAAGGCTAGGAGAGACAGTGAGACCAAGCTCACGACACACCAAGGAGTTGACACTGACGTGGATAGTTTCATCACGACTAATATCGGCTGAGATTACTCTCAGTCCGGTGTCTCCACAGAAGCGAAAGAACGGGAGGAGAACGAAGAATAAAGCTCTCTCAGCCACCATTGCTTTGAGTACGGTGTGGTCTGGATGATCGACCCAAGCTTCTTTAAGGCGTTGTGCTTCCGCTTCTGCTGCTGGATCAATACCGTGTGCTCGTGCTGCGTATCCAAGTGCGACATCGTGTTTTTCCTCATCAATAATGTTTGAAAGAAGAACCTCTCGTGCTGCTTCAGGAATCTCAGTCTTAAGTGCCTCGTTAATAAAATCACCAACAGGCAGCTCAAGAGCACGTAGAGCCAAAGCCCGACGAATAGTTTCTTCAGAACCCTCTTTTAGTTTACCTGCAGTTGGTTGAACTGGAGTCCATGTACGTTTCTTTTGCAGTAGTTTTTGATACGGAGTCATCATTCGGCACAGTCGCATTGAACGGGGTCAGATCCCTCTAGGATTCCAGCAAGATAATCATCAACATCAACGTCTTTAATTGCTGCGTAGATGTCTGATTTGTCTTGTGTATCCGGCATCACTTGAAGGCTGTAATACAAACTCTTCAAGGGGGAGTTAATCCATCGTGCCATAAAACTACGATCCATTGTTGTCATATCCGACCACCAATTCATTGAAATAGCGTGAGCCATTCCAGTGCTGTCCATCATTCTTTGCCATTCACAATTAAGTGTGAAGAAAGTATCCCAACCTACTTCTTCTGCAATCTCACACTTGGGATTAAATTCATAACTTTGAACACCCAAAGTTGAGCTGTCGCGATCAACAGAACGACTAACAGGAGGAGCAATTTCTGGAGTTGTAGTGTAACCCTCACGGTCCTGGTAGCGGTACGCACAAGAGGCTGTAGGGGCCACGGTAAAGGCGCGAGACATCCCATGCTCTTGAGCTACCTTTGCGGCCCGTTGAAAGCCTTCCTGTAGGGCTTCAGAAATTGCGCCTGGTTTTGTTACGCCGTTATACACACCGAGGTTGGTGTATTGCAAAGCTTGAACAAAGTCTTTGTACTTAACGTTTTCAATGGCAAGCAAATTTGCAAGACCGAGAACACCAAGACCAACTTGCTTGTCTTTGTGAACGTAAATACCTGAGTCTTCGACCTCAGTTTGTTTATACAGTTCACACAAAAACCGCATACCATCTTCAAAAGCTTGAGGAATGTCTTCAACCTTGCAGATACCGAGGTTGATGTGATTCAACAAACAAGTATCGCGGCTTTTGAGAAGAATCTCTTGGCAAACGTTGGAATAAATACGATCGCCGTTTTTGTCGTATTGCTTTTTAACAATCCAAACATCGCCACGACGAGCAGCATCCATGATTGCAGCCAGCTTGTCAGGTTCGTTGACAATTTCAGGCTCAACGTTTACACAACGCTTCAACCAAGGAATACGTGCGCGATCGTAATTTAGAAACTCAAGCAAATCTTTATGGTCCGCGTCGAGATGACACACAACAGCACCATTACGATACCGACCGCCTCTACGAAGAATTTCATTGAACTTGGAAAAGATTTCCATAAAACCGCAAGGACCAGAAGCAACCATGCCGTGCTCGTTTTCTGTTCCTTTGGCGCGAAGTTGTGATAGATGCACAGATACACCAGCTCCATAGCGCAAAGCTTTAGAGACAAACTGGAACGCACCTTCCAAGCCATCAGGATCTTCGTCCATCGTGTCGCGACATACAAACACCGTGCAGCTGACGGGGTAGCGCCGCGTAGGATTCTCCAGCCAGCTTTCAACGCGGCCGGTCATTGCGATTGCAGGATTCATTTCAAAGATCAGTGAGGTTTGGTTTTTCGTAGTTAGGGCCTTTCTGCACCTTACCGTCGATTAGTTTGAACGGCAGCTTGGAATAGTTCGACGCAGCAATGCGATCAAAAGCAACGTCTGGATCAACTTCAAGTGTATGAAGCATACCGTAAGCAACCCAGATAAGGTCGCAAAGTTCCTTGATAACTTCAGGTCGAGTTTCGTTTTTCCAAGCGTGCATAACTTCGTAAAATTCTTCTTCAAGAAATTGAAGTTGTTTGTCACAATCTGGCTTGTCAAGCTGGTTCGCTTGTTTCATCCAGTGTTTCACTATTCGGGAATTGGAATTCAAAGTCATTGCAGTTGAGAACAGATTCGTAAATCGTTGGATCATAGGTTGGTCGAGATTCATACCGTTGGATTAAACGATCAAGATACCAACGGGCTTTTTTAAGATCTTCAACACCGTTTTTGTGTTGATACCGAGTGACGTATTTGATTACGTTTCCTTCTAGGAAATCAAAAGCGTGGCTTTCAATGTAATCAATGCACTCAATTACTCCTTCGTCAATGGCGTAGTGGGAGGGGTTGATGGGATCGTGAGTGGTGTCCATAGTTGAAGTTCATCAAAGGTGTACTCAGTGTTTCGGAGGATGCGAGCAAGGCGTGCTTGCGTGAGAGCGTAGTCAGGGCCAAAGCCTTTCTTTTCGTACTGTTTGATTACAGTTCCCCATGCGGAGGCTTCTGTGAAGTCTTCTTCTGGGATGAGTTTTTCCGCTGTTTTCGGGCCAACTCCAGGGCAGCCAGGATACCCGTCAGTGGAATCGCCGGTAAGAACTTGGCGGTAAAAATAAACATCGGCTTCGAGATCGGAGATGGAGTAAGTGTTGCCCTCGTTATCAAGATGCAAACCAGGAATCTGTTTCAGGTCTTTGTCACCTGACCAGAGAATGGTTTCTTCTGGATTACGAGTACTCAAAATGCCGAGCACATCATCACCTTCCAGGTTGTACCAGCACTCTGAGGGATACGATCCTTCAGCCCAGTTCCTGGTTGCTACAAAACCAACAGGTTTGCGGCGGTGATAGTTGACACGATTGCCTTTGTAAGTTGGATCAACCTTCTTACGAAAGTTTTCGTTTGAAGTCCAGCAAAGGACAACACTGTCAGCTTTGGCTTGCTTTTGTTTTGCTTCCACAAGCTCAGTAAACATGAGTTTAGCTTGCTTAAGTGGAAGATGAGTAGTGATGATGTCAGGCATCCACTCAATCTCTGTCTCGCAACTGGCTACTGTCTGATACAGCAGCATGTCTGCATCAAGCAGCAGTTTCATTTTGGTCACCTCCGTCAATTGATGTCATCATATTTTTGCGCTCAAGGTAATCAAGCGCTCTTAGGACGCCTTGAGTATCGTCCCCAAGTTTTCCAATTGCGACGTTGCAATCGCTGCACAACCAGCCACGAAACTCTTGTGTCGTGTGGCAATGATCGAGCACTAGCTTTTTAACTTGACCGCAACATTCACACCTACCGTTAGCTGGTGGTGGGTTGTGCTGTCGCAATCTTTTGCGATTCTTTACGTTGATCCTGTTGCAGGATTTGCAATGCGGATACAGGCCATCAGCTTTCTGCTTGTCACCGTGAAACTCAGTGACAGGTTTGTCTTGTTTACAAACCGTGCAGAACTTAGTGACAATCGGCCCAGTTGTCTCCCACTTTATATTCTGCTGCAATGGGAATCCGTAAGCCGAGGTCTTCCCCGGCAAGTGCAGCTGCCTTGATCGCGAGTTCTCCGAGTTGTTGTGCATGAGCTTTCTCCACAGAAAATTGGATTTCGTCGTGAATGTGGGCAAGGAAGGTCCAGTGTGTGTCGTACAACAAACCAGCTTTGGTCAGCAGTTCAAAGCACCTGATGTACCAGACCTTGCTGATCAATGCCCCAGCGGATTGCAGCAAGAAATTCAAGCTGCTATGCGCTGAGCGGATTTGTATCTGACGGCCATCCAAAGCTTTGATGTAGCCTTGGCTTTCTGCCTTTTCAGTTACCAGCTTGGTAAGTTTGTCCAAGGCTGGCATGTTTTTAAAATACTTTCGCTTGAGCTTGCCACCGTCCTGTCCGGTGATCAACGTCAACTTTTCTGCTCCAGCTCCATACATCAAGGCGTAGAAAAATGTCTTGGCCTGATCTCTGGTAGCTAGCCCAGCAGCCTTTTGGTTTGCTGTGTGGATGTCGCCGTGCAACACCTCGTCGGCAAACTTACCGCCATCAAAGGGGTAGGTGTAATGGGCCAAACACCGTGCCTCAATCCCGCTGAGGTCAACGCCCACCTGTTTGCGCTTCATCGAAACGTCAGGTACAAACAGAGTTCGGCACTCCGATCCCAGGGCTGACCTAACAGCAGGCACCTGGGCCATGTTGGGGTGAACGTGACTACAGCGAGCTGTGGCACAACCGACAGTGATGACACTGCCGTGCAGTGAGTGGTCCTCTCCTACGAGTTTGAGCCAGGCGTTGTTACCTGTGCTCAATTGACCTAGCCGTTTTTGGAGTGTGAGGTGTGAAACAAAATCCTCAGCTCCTGGAATCTTCGACAGAATCGTTTCATCCACCTTCGGTTTACCTGTCTCTGTCAACTCTTCTGGCTTCCACTCCAGATGAGTTTGCAGAGCCCAAGCAATGTGATCTCGTGAGTTGGGATTCAACTCATCAAGACGACACATAGCCGCATCTTTGATGTAGCCCCGTGTGGAGTTGTCACGCTTCGGTGTGAAGACACCACCGTCAACGAACGGGAACCGTTGTCTCAATCGTTCGCTGAGAATATTCAGTTGTTCATTGACCTCGGCTTCCAGCTTGAGCGCCCCTTTAACGTCAAACGGAAACCCAGATCGTTCCTGCAGGGAGATCAACTTCGCAAAGTTCATCTCTAGATCTATGGCACAAGGGATGCCTTCGATCTTTGGTTGCAACCGAGTGAAAAGCTTAGCATTCAAATCCACGTCACAGACACACCTTTCGGCTAACTCAGGGGTGAGTGTGCTGAAATCTGTGATGTCTGCGTGTGCCTTTTGAAAGCCCAAGCGATAGCCGTAAGCTTCCAAACTGTGACGGCCATACATCTGCATTGGCATGTTCGGCCACTTACGCTTGAAGTCTTTGTCAAGGATGTTTGGGTACAACATCCGACAAACAATCAACGTGTCAAGCAGGTGCCCCTTTGGTTTGAACTTGGGGTAAACCTGTTGTATGGCAGGCACGTCGTACTGGATGATGTTGTGACCAACCAGTACATCAGCGTTCTCAAGGATGGGAATCCAAACCTTGGGATCTTCATGCAGCTGCGTCTGGTTCCCGTCGTGAATCGCACAACAGTGAATCGTAGTAACGTCCCCGATTTTTAGGGCATTTGTCTCGACATCGAACACCAGAATCGATAAAGGTTTTGAGTCCGGCTGCGAGAGCTTCGTCAACGAATCGCTCAAGCCCTTCGTAATTGCAATCGAAACAGAAGTCATTGGATTTGAAATAGGGCCTGCAGAAAGTCTTGGCTTCCTCGGTTGTTGCAAAGATAGAAACTTTGCGGTCGTTCAACTCGCGGATGTGAACGTCAAAAATCGGTTTCAAAAGAATCATCTACTTTGGTGGATGTAGTTTTACTGCTAGAAAGCTCCAACATTCTGCCTGTACTTTCTTCATATCTCACTTCACCCACAGCTCCACACCACCCGGTGAACCGATTCTTGAGCACGCGTACGGTAGTCCCTTCGGTTGAGTCTGCGGTTTGTTGGTCACGTTCCAACCCCAAACAAACATCACTGAGCTGAGGAATGCTATGGCTACCCCTGAGCTGAGATAGAGCAGTTTGCGCTCCATTTTCATGGCCCTTATCGCCTTGTGGTCGGCGTAAGTGTGACACAAGAATCATTCCGCAGCCAGTCTCTTCGACGAAACTACGGAGTTTTGTCATGGTTTGATCAATTGCCCGCCGTTCATCACCTTGATCAAGACCCGATACCAGAATCGAAAGGTGATCGAAAATGATCCAGTTACAATTGCAGCCAGAAACAAGGTGGCGTATCCGATTAAGAAGAACGGTAGGGTCCAAAGAACCAAAATGGTCGTAAAGATACAGACGACCGGATCCAAGCGTCTTATCAAACGCAGCTTCAACTTGTTCATCAGTGAAGTAACCCCGATCAATATGGATAGGGTAATTAAGCTCCATTCCAACAAAACGCCGAGCAGTACGTCTGATGTTCTCCTCAAGAGCGACGTAGCCAACAGTTTCCCCTTGCCGCGTGAGCAAGTCATAAGCAATCTCTGAAACAAAAGTGGATTTACCAATACCTGTGCCAGCTGTAACAGTGACAAGCTCTCCTTTACGCAAGCCATGCAGCTTGTCATTGAGGAACGAGTAGGGATATTCAACGCTCTCAACCTTTGGATCAGCCAGCACAAACTCCAGCAAGTTGGAGCCGTTCACGATCCCGTCAGGCTCGTACTTGGCGGCTGTCCACACCATCTGCATGATGGCTTTGCTATCGCCCGCTACAAGGGCCTCAGAGGCGTCTTTGTAGCCCTCTATGGCACCGATCTTTGCTTTGCGTGGTGGAAGCAGTTGAACCACCTTCTTGGCCGCGGCTGACCCGTGCTCATCGCTGTCAAAGCACAGGATTACCTCCTCAAACTTCAGCAACCAATCAAGGTTGTTCCTGATGCAGCGCTCTGCTGAGTCAGCACCGTTCGGCAGTGACACACAGGGCCAAGTCTTCCGCACCGTGGCGTAGCTGAGGCAGTCGTACTCACCTTCAAAGATGACCAGCAGCTTGCCACCAGCGCTCCACTTCTCCTGCCCAAGGAACGTGTTATCCGGATTGGATCCGTGTTGGACAAACTGCTTGTTGGGTTTACGGATCTTGTAACCGGTCAAGCGCCGCTCTTTGTCGTAGATCGGCCAGAAGTAAGCAGCACTGTCGCCGTGTTGGCCCTTGAAGTAGCCGAACAGGCGGCAAGCATCCTCTGTGACCTTGCGGCTTGCAATAGCGCTGTAGCTACCGACAAGCGGTTGGATCTCTTGATGTTCTGTTTGTTGGATTGGCATAGGAATTGATGAGGAACTGGAAGCTTTGTGATAGTTGCAACCTGGGGTGAAGCAGTGCTCACCACCGTCGTCGTACAAAGCAACGTTGTCCCGAGAGCCACACAACGGGCAGCTCAAACGGCGAACAACGCGAGACATGAAAAAACCTCCAAGGGTAGTTAGCCCCTGGAGGTCGCGTGTCCTTTCATCTATCCGAACGAACTATAACATAGTCCACTCTTTCGGTAGTGACGGACCCTGACACCAGGGAACATTGTGTTTCTCACACCACGTCGCGTAAGTCATACGCCCGTTCTTTGTGAGTTTTTGATGCGGCTTCTGCAGCACCATGCGGATGTCAACAGAGGGATGCTGCTCCTTGAACAACTTGATCAGCCTTCTGTCCTCTTGATCAAAGAATCCTTTGACCTCAAGCACCACGCCGTTGGCGAGAAAGAAGTCAGGTGTGTAGCTACGAGGGATCACAAGGTCAAAGCTTTGTGTCTCGTACTCGTAAGCCACACCAAACTGTTCAAGGTCTGCAGCAACCTTGCTCTCGAAGCCCGAGCGATAACCGTCGTTTTGGCGTTTACCGTACTTATGAAATCGTCGGGCCATTCGTTACTTAGAAATCAGGATCTGCTCCTTTGACTGATACCGTAGCAAGTTCTTCAACATTTGGCTTGGACTGAGTAAAACCAGATTGCTTGACAAACTTGACAGGTCCACGGTCACGACCTGTGGTAGTCACAGCTTCAATGATCTGAACACCAGTAGGACAAAGGCGGATGCCACCTTTGGGTGCTTTACGAGCGTGGAACTTAACCTCACCATGAGCAATCACCTTGGTTCCAGGACGTAGATACAGATCCTTTGCAATGGGCTCTAGCTCGCAATCCACCACAGGCAGAGGGAACTCTTCATAGCTCAGCTTTGCAGTCATCGTGACTTGCACAGAGCCATCGTCAAGCAGCTTGTACGGAGGATCGTAAAAAGCTTTACGACCGTTGATCCCTTGCCACCACTCACAACCAGCGTCGTACTCCTTTTCAAGAGCAGACACAACTTCCTCTGCGTCTTCAGTTACCAAGACCTTGATGGTCCAGTTGTTCTGTGGTTCACCGTTGAAGGTGGGTTCGTCGTACATGCTTGGCACGTAGCCAGTCAGTTCGCCTTTGATTTGCATCACTGTTTGAGTGAAACGGACCCACAAAAGGTATTGAGGGTCTTACGCTCTGAAAACAGTGCTTGTGCCACCTTTAAAACTGGTCCCTAACCAGTGCCTTAAAGGAACAGCCTCAATACCCTTTAAAAAGACACTTTTAAAATCAGTTTTATAAGGGGTTTTTACTGTTTCTGTAAGAAACCTTTAAAACTGGTTATAAACTCTGTTTTACCACCTGCTTAAACACCAGAGATGACTTCCTTCACTGAAGTATCCGCAACTGATGATGACTACTTTGATCCTGATCACACTCAACAGGATCTGTCAGCAGAAAAGTTCTACCTCAGCACGGAAGAGATCTTGGAGGAGTACTCCTGGGCTTCTGAGCACTTCCGTACCGCAGTCAGAGAGGATGACAAACACTTCTGGGATGGCTACATGCAGGCCATTGAACGTGTCTGTGGCAGCATCTTGCCTAAAGACTAGTCATCATCGTCGTAAAGGCCGTTTTCCTCGTACAACGGAACAATGTCACCGTCTCTGTCAACGAAGAAACAAGAGCTGTCTTTGATCCTGGAGTAGTCACTCTCAAGCAAATCAGCAAAAGCACCAACCAATGATTGACATAGCCCCGCCTCCAGCACTGATTTGTGTAATGTCGTTTGAGCCTCTGCCATCCCTACAGTTCGCTCTTTCTCGTCCAGCAGAACAAGAGCAGGTGAGTCCTCCTCCTCAGCCTCAAGGTACTCAATTGCTCCATTTGCTCGTTCCTGCAACACTCTCATGCGGGCCATCAAGAGAGGAACGTACTGAGCAGCCACCTGTTTTAGAGGCCCATAGAACGCCTCTTTCGCCGTTTTAGG